AAAAGGTTTTCTTTATAGTGCTTTGATATGAAGGGATTGTCATCTATTAACGAAGTTATAAAACGTTTATTGTTTGCTATGCTTCCGTCTTGCTGAGGCTTGTAGAACTCCGAATAAGTCCAATTCTTTGCAGGGTTACAAGTATAAAGTATCTTAGGCACTAAGTCGTTTTGATCTAGTTGAAATCTTATCCTTGATTTAATAATGTTCCTAGCCTTATCGTCAACCTGGTTAGCCTCGTCAATAAATGCGTCCGTAATCTCAAGGGAACCTAATTCGTCAAAGTTAGGGTCACTTGGATAAGAATATAAATCTTTGAGTAGAATAGTTGAGCCGTTAAAGAACTCTATTTGGCTAGATTGTCCGTTGTACTTATAATGCTTATTAGCGTCTAAGCCTTGCATTTTTGCTACTTGAAAGAATGAAACTAAGGTAGTTTCTTTGAGCGTCTTTAATACCGCACGGCCTATTAATCCTCTAGTATTGGGATATTTTAATCTTTGCTTTAATTGCCAATAACAACCTAGTGCAGTTTTGCCACCACCGGCTCCGCCACCGAATAGTATTTCGTTTGTTGTTTTATCCTCGAGTAAATCGAGTGCGACAGTTTGTTTAATGGATAGTTCCATAATTTTATTTGTAGTTAGGGCAGGGTTCGAACCTGCAATTTGGGTTACTTTAATTTCGCCTTGCCTTTGGACCATCAGTTATCCAAGAAACAGTCCTTTCCGTTTACACCCGCCCTTAACGGTCTTGGTTTCGGTGCGTGTTCCTAATTCGCCTCCTAACTATTTTAAATGCTGCTATTATTAGCTACATAAGTTTTCTTTTCTTCCCAGTTTATTGTCATTCCACCGCTTACCTCTATTTCAGTTGATTGCTTTGCTCTACCCTCTAACCTATCAAGTATTTCTTTATAAGCATTTAAATCGCCTTTAAATGCCTTTTGTAATACAACTAAGTCTAATCTCTCAGCAACCGTAAACTCTTCTTTATCTCCTGTTATTGGATTTGTTTGTACTGAAACCAATTCCAATAATCTTAATAATCTTGTCTTGCTATTAGGTACTCCTTTTGGTCTGCCATTTGGGTTTCTTACCTCTCCTTTTTGCGCCGGTATTAAGTTTTGTTCGTTCGCCATATCTCTAATTACTTTCTAATTAATTACAAAGATACGCCACAATTAGGGCAAACCTTGCCACCTTTAATGTTATCTTGTTTTTCTGCTATGTCATTATTTGCAAATGCCGGTATATCTAAACCCCAATCGTCCAGGTCTTCTATGTTCCATTCGTTAGCCAATAGTTCCCAATTATGCTCACCGAAACTTATATTGTCCTTTATGATAAACTCTTTCTTTTGCTCTTCGGTTAAATTGTTAGCGTGAATAACTGGCACCTCATTAAGTCCGGCCTCAATACAAGCCTTTAATCTCATATTGCCACCCAATACAATATTGTTTTCGTCTATAACTATCGGCCTAAGTTCTAGCATTTGGGGAAAGTCCTTTATAGACTTTACCAACTGTTTAAACTTATGGTCCTTGCAAATTCTTGGATTGTTCGGGTTGGGTTTGATTAATGTTATTAGCATCTGCCTTGGCCTTTATACGCCTTTGGGCGTGGTGAATGTTTATTGTAAGACTTCTTTGCCTTACCACATTTTCTTTTACCAAATGTTGTTTTTCCGTTACTTGTTAATTTCGCCATAGTATTCTATTATTGCTTGTAATTCGTATCTACTCCATTTTTTAATTAGTCTATGTTGTTGCTCTAATTCCATAACTTTACGTTCGCCTACTTTATCAATTAGGTTTCTACGATAGCCTATTAAATGGAATTGGTCAAAGCCGTTGCATCTTTTACATTCACCGTTTACATTGTACTCGTCAAAGCGTAAAGCTGAACTACCCTTAACAGGAACGTAGTGTCCGGCATCCATTAAGTCGGTTGCTTTAACCTGGCCGCAACTAATACAAGTAAAGTACCCATCTTCGCTATCTCTTTGCCTTATATATCGGTTAAATATAGTTTGAGCCTTTGTAGTTAGTTTAGGGATTGTTATTAATGCCATATTGCAAAACTAGCTATTTTACTATTCTAAAACAAACTGTCCGGCCGTTTACCTCAAATCGTTTCTTTTGCATTGGGTTTAAGCCGCCTCTTATTGCATATATATTTATCCCTGTTACCCTTACTGCATAAGCTATCGACTTGTAAACTGTTGCTTTTTTTGTTTCTATGTCAATCATTTTTATTGCCCTACTATTCATTAATCCTTTTATTTCGCTCATACTTTTTTTATTAATCTAATCAATGTCGCCATTCCATAAATGATACAAGATAAAGGAATGCTAATAAAAAAAAACTTTATATATTTCATTTCTCTTCGTTTGTGTCGTTAAATAAATAGATTGTAGTACATAATGCAGTAAATATAATTACGCATAAAAAGCCTAATAAGAAATTCATATTTGATTGTTTTTACGGTATTGCCATCTTGAGCCTAGATTGTTTTGTTTTGCCAATCTATAAACTGTTCGTTCGCTTAATCTTAATTCAATTACTATGTCGGTTACTGTTGGATATTTAATTGTGTTTTGCCATCTCTTTTTAAGCTCCTGGGTGTAAAGGTTTTCTAGGTTTAAATCTTCGCCTTTGTATTGTACATTCGGATATTTATTGCAAATGTGTTCGTATAATTTATTGCTCATAGTTTAAAAATGTCCCCACCGATTTATAACCAACATCCCGGTTTGTTAATAATTTGTGGCAGGGACAATAGGTTTATTTTGTTCTTAAATATTGTTGCATTGCGTTTCTATTAGCTTCTTTGTCTATGTCCTGGCTTGTTCGGTTACTATCGCCCATTGCTTTAAATTGTGCGTGTGCTTCGTCTTTACCATTCATAAAAGCTAGATGCCGTTCCTCACGGTATTTCTCAAGCATCTCAAAGAATGTAGGCATATCCATTCGGTCGTAAACTTTGCCGTATTTGTATTTAATCATTCCGTCAAGGAATAACAAAACGTCCTGGATAGCTAGTTGGTCCTGTTCGGCTTCGTCTAATATCGCATAGCATAGATCGGTTATTTGCTCCGGTGTCATTGCTACCCTTAAATTAAAGTTGTTTAATGCTCTTGTAACTGATTTACTAAGAACGGCTGCTATCTTATCGTTGCCGTATATTTTTACTAAAGCCGGAAGCCTTTCACTTACTGGCACTAACTCAATAATTTTTAATGGCAATGCTTCGCCTTTGTCTTTGAACCGGCATAGCTCATTGTGAACGCCGCCATTATTTCCACTCATTATGTCGTTTAATAAAGGCTTCGTGTAACTGTTGTTCGGTAACTTTTGGAGCGATTTTGTTTGAGTTGTTAGTTGCATTGTTTTCGGTTTTTAGTTGGAATAATCCTTGCCAACCTTTAGCAATAGACTGTTCGATTATTTTAATTGCAATTTGTTCTTGTCCGTTGGAAAGTTTTACTAATTCATTTAAGGTAGCTTGAATAGATATACTTGATTTATAAGTAAAGTTAAATTGTTCCTTCTTAAATTCAACCCATAAGGACCAATATTTTTTAAATACATCACTACCAAAAGGGAATGTTATTTCCTTTCCTTTATTTACTTTCTTTTCTTTTATTTCCTTTACTTTACTTTCCTTTATAGCATTGCCATCGCATTGCGACTGCATTGCGTTCGCATTAGTCCATCGCTTACTTGCTGATTGTCTTGCCTTTACGCTTTTACTATATCTCTCATCTAAGCGTTTTTGCACTGATAAACTACCAAAAGTTTCGCCATCAAATACAAATAAATCAAAGTCATTAATAACTGATTTTACTACTTCGCATTCCACCCTATAATCAAACGAAATGCCTTCGTAATCCGTTCGCAATGCGTTCGCATTATTGTATAAATCTTCAATGATTGCCCAAAATAACCCATATCCAGTTATTCCGTGTTTCCTTAATAGAAACTTTATTTTTTCGTCGTTCCGGCTATTATAGTCGTGCGAAAAGTAAAACGTATCTTTTGGCATAATAAAAAAGGCTCTCGGCATTCCCCCCAGTAGGATTGAGGGTTCAGCTTTGAGCCAATAAGTTTAATAATGGATATCCTACATCCGCTGCAAATATAAACTATTTTACCGAATAACTTGCAAAAGTCTTATTCCCAATAGTTACATTCTTAGTTGCAATCTTTAAACCATCGTTTCTTAAATCACTTATCCTGGCAGCTAATCTAAAGCAGCCAAATTTATTTAAAGCGTCAATAGGAGTTAATGATTTGCCCTTAGTTAAAAAGGCTTTGATTTGTTGGTTTTGAGTTTTCATAGTGGTTAAGTTAAAGTTTTGTTAAAATGGTAAATCCAAATCTTCGTTTTCTTGTTTGTTAACGGCGTTAGAATATTCCTTTTTTTCGAAGTTGTACTCTTTGCCGTTACCGCAATATTGCTTTTTAGCTTTCTCAGCTCTTTGCTCTTTTGACTGATTGTTAGCAACTGTATGTGTGTTTTCGTAATTGTCTTTCTCTTTACGTTTGTCAATTACTAGACTAGCATAATGCTTTACGCCTGATTTTGTTTGCACGGGTTTCCAATTAATGTCCTCCTGTGCGATTGAAATTACTATCATATTTATTTATTTTGTTTATTTATTACTTCATTTTCTACTATACTAAAAAGATTATATTTTTCAATTACATCCGTTTCAAACGATAATTGTAAAGCATTAATTGCTTTTAATACATCTTCAAGTGTTTTTAATTCCTTTAATCTAAACCATTGGTCTTTTGCTAATACAAATTGTCCATCTTTAAATAGAATATTTGGTTTCATATTTATTTATTTAATGTGATTACGAAAGATTGCTTATAAGACTTTAAGGGTATTTGTCCACGCTCAAACTTCTTGCCCTCTTCTTCAATGTCTTTTTGCTCGGCCTTTAATACATCGATTTGCGCCTGTAATTCAGCCCATCTAGGCGAGTATGAAGCATAGTCATAGGTTTGTGTATCCTTGAGGCTTAAAGAGGCTCCTAAGTGGTCGTATTTGCCTTTAGGGCATTTATCCAGGAAGTCGATAATATGCTCCTCACTTTTTGCCCTTAATGTTTTAGTAAAGTTTTCCATTACTGAAATCTTTACGGCTACGTCCTCGGCTTTGATTGTGCCTTCGGATAATTCATTGGCTACGTTTTGAGCCAACGTTTCTATTTCGCTTTTAGAGGGTGCGATTTCCCAAATTGCTAGAGTATTCATTTTATAGATGGTTTTTCTTTGAGGTAAATAATGCTTGAATAGCTGGGTTTATTAATTCTTTGTTTAAGCCGTGTAATTTAGCTAACTCTTGAACGTTTTCGCAAAAGTCTATTGCCAATGTTAAATCGGTAATATTTTTATGCTTTTTTAAATAGGCCGGCAAATCGTATTCCTTTTCTCCGGCTGCATCCGTATCCTTATCGGTTACTAAGCCAAAGAATGAAGCTAAAGCATATCTGCGATAATAAGTAATTCCCGATCCTAAAGACTGGTATTCATTCATACCCCTAAGAACGATTTGAGGTATTGTAACCTCGCTAGTAATTGTTTCGCTTGTCTCCGTGTGGAAAACAATAGTCTGCAATTTGTCGTCCTGTAAAGGCTGAATAAACCCTAGTTTATGCTTCCTTAATAGTGGCATAATTACCTTAAAGATTGCCGGTAAATCGGCATAGGTGTAATTGTGTCCAGTAGTCCCCTTATGGATTACAGGGCATTCTTGTTGAAAGTCTGCAATGGCCTTATATAGTTTTAAGCCTTTGCGAAATTCATTCGTTGTCTCATTCATAGCGTTGAATTTTGGTTAAATAATAATTAAAAATAATAAATAAATGTGAATAAATCAAATAATCTCCATTAATTTTTTAATCTCTTCCTGGTAGTCATTGTCAAACCTTAAACTTAATACCTCTTCAATAGTTTGTACGGCGTGTATTATGCTTGTATGGTCTCTATGAAATAACCTGCCAATCTCTTTAAGCGTTAAGCCTGTTCGCTTCCTAATTATATAAATAGAAACAAATCTAGCTTTTACATATCCTCTAAGCCGGCATTTGCCTTTTACTTGGGCGGTAGTAAGACCGTAAAAGTCGCAAACGTTATCCACTATTTGTCGAGCGTGTTTTTGGTCGTTTAACAATATCTTGCTCATCTTTCTGCTTGGTGCGGTCCAGTACGTCATTTTTTAGTTTTTTAATTTGTGTTCGAAGTAATTCGTTTTCTAGTTCTAGTATTTGTATCTCTCTAATTAGTCCGTGTTTATTATCTATATAACTCATAATTTTTCTATTTCTTTTTTAACTTCTTGCCAATAATCAACACCATCTTTAGATAAAAATGTATCATCTGGGTCATTTACTGCTTTTAATATCTCATCTACTGCTATTAATGCACATTGTTTAACATACGGAATAGATGATACTCTATCTATTAAACTTTCAATTTTAATCATACTAAAATATTTAAAATACAATTCTATTGCTTTTTCTTTTGGTGTCATAAAAAGGTGTTTACAGGTAACATAAATTGATCCGTTATTTCGTATAAGTCCAGAATAAGCCAATGATAGCTTTTAAGTATTCTCTTTTGTACGTCATTCATACGAGCAATCTTAATAAGTATATCCTCTTCCTTAGACATTAAGCGAACCGGCTCCTCGTTAATACCTTTGCGCCATAAGGATAAATCCTTTTGAAATAGGTCTTGGCGTCTTTGTGCTTCCTTTAATAACTCTAGTAAGCAAGTTGCTCTTTTGTGCAACTTTAATTGTTTCCCTTGATAAATTAGTGTCATAGCTTTTGGTTTTATTGGTTATCTGCAAACATTAAATTATAATACTGATTACATTCTCTCCGGCCATCGTTTCCGTCTCCAGAGTTATAAGCGTTCTTTATTTCACGCTCAAAGTAAATATCAATATCGTTTAAGAACTCTAGTAAGTCAACTCCTATATGGTATTGCTTTTGCTCCATAAATTGCTTAATTAACTGTGACGGTGTTTTTTTATACTGTGCCATGTTTTTCTAGTTTAGTAATTAATAAATTATATCTTTCATTTTTTACAATATGATACTCTACAAGGTTTGGGAAATTAGTATATCTTAAAATTGCTTCATTATTATTTTCAATCTCTTGATTTAAAAGCATTCTTAAATCTAATGTTTCCGAGTAGGTTAATTCAATGTTCATAGCGTTTAGTTTAAAGGTTATCGGCTAAGCAGCCAATTAAAATACAAATGATAAAAATTACGATGCCAGTTGTAAGGTTTACACTATCTTTAATGTAGTCCTTGTTTTGTTCTTTCCAGTTCATAGATTTTTGTTTTGGTTATAAAGCAAAGATATATCAACATAAGTTATAAACAATAGTTTTACACAATTATTTTATATTTTTAGCATAATTTTAACATTTAGGCCTTTATCAGTCAATAATGAGCCGTTTATCAATCATTTGCGGCTCATTCCGAATAGGCTGGAATTGTCCAGTTAATTACACAAAAAACCCCTCGTAGAAACGAAGGGCTTAACCATTTGTCTATGCTATGAAATCAGGACAAAATTAGTCCATTCCTTTATAACTACAAAATAAAAACTGCCTAGCTTTTTACACTAGGCAGAAACCACTATGAAAACAACATTACAAAGATAACTTTTTATTTAGAGCCATCTTGTAGGGGTAAATGCTTCGAATTATCGACTTTGCGATAACCTAGTTTCCATAATAACTTAGTCAATATAATACTCTTCTCTACGACTTCCTCTTCACTTGCTTCGCCATACAGTATATGCCAACACTCGTGAATTAGTATCTCCATTTCCTTGCGGCCACGCAATCGAGGGTCAATATAGATTACCCCATCGCTTTCGGCTAAGCCGTGCGCTTGTTCTCTTCCTAGCTTTTTATATATTACTTTTATATTCAAGATTTTAACTGTATTTCGTCCGGCCTTGTTTCTACTGTTATATACTTAGTCCCACCTCTAACTTTAGCCAAAGCCTGTTTTATCTCTTTCTCCAAAGTGTAAATCATATTTAAGTTCTTTACTAATATCTCTTCTTGTTCTAGTAGGCTCATAGAGTTGAATTTTTTAGGTAATTTTATTTTCATTATTTATCGGTTTTTGTATGCATTTTATTACAAGTCTTACACTTATATTGTACTTTAACTACTCCGGTTGCTGTTGCTCTTTTGCTGCTTCTTATTATGTCGTCCGATCCACATTCAGGGCAAGATCCTCTACCTTCGCCAAAGATAACCCCATAATGAGTTTTAGCCGGTATATGATTGTTTAATTCTTTGTGAACTGCTTCTAATAATACTACGTCCTGGATACAATAGTCAATCATTTTATCCAATGCTACTTTGTCATTATTTAGCATAATATCTTTCCACAAATTAAAGTCAGTATGTATCTTTTGCCCTAAGCCTAAGAATTTACCTATATAGTCTAGTCTATTAGAATTAAATCTAAACTTAGACCTAGCTATCTTTAAAGTGTCTATTGTAACATAAGTTGGAAACATTTCAATCCTATGGAATAGGCATCTTGTTCTTATCCACGCTAAATCAAATTTGTCGCCATTGTGGCCAACTAATTCGTCTGCTTCATTTGCAACCTCAATAAATTCTTGTAGTAACTTTTTATCGCATTGTTTCCTATCCCAGTTAAGATAGTAAACATCTTTTGCCTCTTCCCATTTGTAGCAAATGCAAATAACGGCACGTTCTTTTATTATGTTCTCCGTTCCAATTTGTAGCTTGTAGCCGGATTGCCAAAATAAGCCTACGTTCGCTGATACTTCTATATCGAAGTAGAGCCGTTTGCGTTTTGTTGTTGTCATTGTGTTGGTTTGTTTTATGCGATTGAGTCTCGAATTAAGTCTGCTTCAGCTTCTCTCCGAATAACTAGGCCATCGAGTCCTTTCCCTTCCCAAAGTCTTTTACTCTTTTCTATTTCCTCAGCTATTCCGTGATAATTTTTTTTAGCTACCAATTCAACGATTGCTTTCATTTCCTTTCTTGACTCACCGTTTAAACTTGAACCTCTATTAAACACCAAAGAAACTAATGCGCCTTGGGTGTCTTCGTTTAATTCCTCTAATTGTGGATAAATAGATTTAGTTAACGCAAAATATCTAGGAATACTATTTTTAGCAAATACTTCATAAGCTGCTAAATAAGGTACTCTTACGTTTAATATTTCGCCTTTAATCATTGCCTTTGCTTTATCTCCTTTGATGCCTAATACCGGCCTTAAAGCGTTAACAAAGTTTAAATTTAACACAGGAGACCAGTCAATCATAAATTGCTTCTCGGTATTATAACCTAGATCGTAGCCTAAGCCAATAGTAACTCCACTTTGACCACCTGGCCAAGTTGGCTTTTGTAGAAACTTCTCATAATAAGCCTTCCCACCGGCTTCGTGCTGGATAATAAAATCAATCGCTTTCTTAGAAATCATAAAAACTTGTTTAAAATATATACTACTATTAAATCAAAAACTATTATTAGTGTTGTTATTATAATGTTTTTCTTATCCTTCATTTTGTATATTTTTATTGCCTTTAATATTCTCATATAAAGACTTAAAAAATGCAGCAAATACAATCGCTACAAAAGAATGATAAATCGTATCGCTTACTACTAAATCCCTACCTAAAAAGCCGGTACCAATATCCGATAATGCAAAAATACACATCATTATAAAAGCTCCCAAACCTATCGCCAAAGCACTATTTAAAGGTGACTTGTCGCTTAATAAATGCCAAATAAAGTTTTTAATCATTGTTAATCTAATTTAGAGAATTGAAATATTATTATAAATAGTAAAACGTATTTTACATATTGGTCATATTTTTTAGTTGTTTCATAATCGTTTTCACGGTTGTAATAGACTTCTTTATTAGCTTTATATTTCCACTTCCAGTTATAGACGCTATCTTTTTCAGTAAGTATTGTATTGAATAAAGAGTCATATTTTGTCTTATTAGTATTTAAAGAGTCTTTTGTTTTGTTTAACGATAATTTAAGTTTGCCTATTGTGTCGCTATAATTTATAAATAGTTTATTTATTTGTTTGCTTTGGTTTAATGTTAAAATTACAACTGTGTCATCTTTAATCTTTTTTACTATTGGATATTGGCAGAAAGATAAATTTACTCCCAGTATCACTATCAATAGAGTCAAGTTTGCCTTTAACCTCATTTAATTCGTTTTTTAAACTAACTATCTTATTTATCGTTTCGTTAATTATTGTTTTTTGCTGCATATCGGCCTCTTCTTGGACTTTAACCCCTTCAATGGTCGTCTGCTTAACCTTATTCAATAACTGTTCAAATTCAGCGTCTTTATTTAATTCTTTACTAGGTTCCTGTGCCGTAACCGAACAACCAAATAAAAATACAAATACTAGATACCTCATTTTATCCCTTTTATCGCTCCTAATTCCCTCAAAGTGTTTAGTTTGGTATTTGATACCGCACTAATTGAGTCGGACTTTCGTAAGGCTTCCCCAACTAGATCAACTCTATTTTCTAACTTTTCAATCCTATAATCTTGCGCTTTTGCTTGATTTTGGAACGTAGAACGCACGTCAATATATAACGCACCAATTCCGGCTAATACTATAAAAAGTGTAGCGACAACAGGGTTTTTAGCAAACTCCTTAAATGTCATTGGTAAAGCCATAATTAGAACAATTTTTTATAGTAACCAACCGAATATTGATTAGTTGAAGCACCAAAGATAAATAAACCATTTTTAGGGGTTTTATACCCTAACCCTACTCCTAACCCTAATTTGTTGTCAAAGCGTCTTAAATCGCCTAAAACACCGAAATAAAAGGCATTCTTATCCTTATGGTATATATCGTTGGTAATTCTTATTGTCCTTTCCTTAATATCAGCCAAAAAACGCCTTCCTTGGATTGTGTTTTGACTAATGGTGTCAATAATGGTGAATTTTGAACTATCTATTGTAAATGTGTCAGTAAAGACCTTAGTCGTTAAGTAATCTTTGACTATTGTAATTGTATCGTGTATTGTGTCGGTAAATTCGACTGTATGTATGTCGTTGTCAATAATAAAATAGGGAATGTCTTTCCCCTTGGTAAACTTAGTAAAAGTTTTCTCCTGGTAAACTGTGTCAATCTTTGTAAGGATTAACGGCTCGTCTTTAGTGTAACGGCTATTCCTAAATATAAAGAATATCAAAATAGCCACCAATAAAGTAATGACTACTTCTTTCATTATTCCCTGTCTTGTTTGTTCTCTAATGCTACAAATAACTTATTTAAGCTATTTTGAATATTGTCAAGTTTCTTGGCAATCACATCCTCTTGCTTTTCAACCATATTAACTCGAACCTCAAGTTCTTTCAGTTTTAGACTTACTTTAACATAAATACTTATTAAACCTATGATTATGGCCAAGGCTTGTCCTGCCAAGAAAATTGCAATACTTTCCATTTAGTCCTGATTTACCTCTTGAGGTGGGTTTTGTTCAGCATTTAATTTTCCTAAAAACTGCAATAAAGGTAAACCGTAAGCAGTTGGGATAGTGTTAATGAATGCTTCTAATTCTTTGATTTGTTGCTCGTTTAATGTTAACATAGTTATTTATTTTATACAAATATAAATTAATTTACTTGAGATTGCCAAGGGAGCGGCAAAACGATAATCGGTGGATTAATTATGTTCTCTATTTGCTTGTCTAAGTTAGCGTCAATAGTTGGAACATCTAAACCTGCATCCAACCAACCCTCTACTTGCGCCTGTGTTAAATCAGGGTAAGCAGTAAAGTCCGTTTCACTTGGAGTTGTGCAATTCATAGTTCCGTAACTTGATACTACTATTTCATCTTGCGTTGCTATCCTGTTCCAATGAATTACTACGACTACATCAGTTAAGCCATCAAGACTTGGAGCCGTATCAAGTTGATTTACCACCCAATTAAATTGCGTTGCCATATTTATTTATTTTAAGTTTTAATTCTTCTATTTGTTTTTGTTGCTCTTGTATTGCTTTTACTAAAGTTGCAGTTATTGCTTGATAATCTAAACCGATAAAATCTTCCTTTTGTCCTTTTGTTTGAACGTAAGCCTGTGGAATAAATTCTTTTATCTCTTGTGCAATAAATCCTAAATGCTTTTCACTACCTTCTTCATCTTTCATTCGGTATAAAGTAGGCTTTAAACCTAATATTGCATTAAGTCCTATTGTGCTATCCTCAAAATCTTTCTTTTTATTTATATCCGATAAAGCAGTGTAAACTCCGGTTGTTTGATTTATATTAGCTTTATCAGTACTATCAAAAGCAAAGATTAAACTTGTTCCTAAATTATTATATATATCCCAAGCGTGAGATGGTGATTGTAATTTTATCATTGCATAACTACCAACTAATGCTAAATTATAGTTAGTATATCCTTGTGGAGCACTTGTTCCCCCAATTAATACATTCCCCCCACTTGTAATACGCATTCTTTCGGTATCATTAGTAGCAATTACAATAGGATAAGCTCCACTACTCCACATAACTCTTGCATAAGCGCCAGCACCAAAGCCTGTATTTGTAGAATTTTCTATACCTTGATAAAAATAACCGCTATCATTTTGCCATTGATTAATAGCAAAATTAGTAGTACCCGTAACTCTTATTCTTGCTAATGTAGTTGAATAAGCATCTATAATATAACTTGGCGAACTTGTTCCTATACCTACATTGCCAATTGAAGATAATGTCATAGTAGTAGAACCACCACTAAAAAAAGTTAATTTATTTCCTGAACCTGTATATAAAAATGCTTCGTTAGTTCCCAATGCTCCCATTTGTAACTTTAAGTTACCGTCAGTTCCGTAAGAATTAAATAAACCATTATTCCCATAAGAAGAAGCATATACATTTATTTGTGCTCCTGAACTTGTACTACCTGAAATTATATTACTAGAGAATGTAGCTGCTCCTGTGGATGCTAATCTTAAAGCTACTGTTCCTGTTGTATAAGGGTCTCCACCATTTGCAGCAGATGGTTTAAATTCTAAATCTCCCCAATTCGTTCCGTTTGTAAATATTGCCCAATTTCGTGCAGTTGTTGTTGCAGTAGTTGTTGACATATTAATAATAGATGGATAACCACTATTATTTAATAAACTTAATGTTGCAGTATTTGCACTATTTGTAAATCTTCCTGTACCATTAACATCTAATTGATATGCCGGTGTTGAAGTATTTATTCCAAAATATCCATTACTAGATAATATCCTAGCCCTTTCTACATCGTTTGTTCCTAATATTAAATCCCCACCGTTTCTAGTTCCTATTGCAAAGTTAGTAGCATAGTTACTAAAGAACAAAGCTAAACCTGCTCTTGATATACCAAAGTCACTACCTGTTGCAGCCGTTGAATATTGTCTAAAATAAGAAGTAGCCGTTGAACTATTATTTCTAACTGCTATCTCCGAATAGTCAGTTGTGCTATTTGTTTGTAGTAATATAGTTGCAGCCGCACTTGAATTGAAAACGTGCAACTGTGCCAATGCTGAACTTGGGTTTCCTATTGTTAAATTAGTTCCGTCAAATTTAAAGTTACTAGAACTTGTTACGCTTGAAGTACCGTTAAAATAAGTTACTTGTCCACTTGTCCCTGTGCCGGTTACCGGATTTGTTATTGTGCTTTGCTTTGAATTAAAAGTATTCCAATCAGTAGAACTTAAATATCCATCTTGAGAAGTGTTAGCAACTTGAATGCTAAATGCTCCTGTTGTATTATTATAACTTAATGGAGTTGTAGCACTTAAAGAAGTTAAACTAATACCACCTAAACCGGCTAAAGTATAAGTCGGTACGTTTAAAGTATTGGAAACTAAAGTAGCTGAACCACTATTCCCTGTTGTAGTTAAACTTAAAGTGCTTTGTTTATTATTAAATGTTGACCAATCTGCACTACTTAAAGCACCTCTATTTGCAGCCGAAGCCGTAGGCAAATTAAAAGTATGCGTTGCAGTTGAACTTGATATATTGAAATCAGTTCCACTTGTGCCTACTTGGAAATATTGCACTTGAGCAGTCAAACCATTTAACGCAGTTATTCCCGTTGAGAATGTTGTAATTATTTGGCATAAATGCCCGTTTTGTGTGTGTACTGTTGTAGTTTTTCCGCCACTATTTGTTGCGTATAACTTAACCGCCAATCTATCCGTAACCGTTAAAGTTGTAGTCGGAACGGCCATTGCAAAAGTGTACATATTTAAAGTAGTACCGTCGTATAAAATTTCGTTTGAACTTGTTGAAATCAAAGTAAAAGTCGTACCGTCGTATTTATATAACTCTGCATAAAGCTGAGGCGTTCCACCGTTAGCACTCATTGAAACATAAATCTCATAGTTCCAATTACCGCCAGGAATATTTAATTGCGCCGGATCGTTAGCATCCGTTAAGAATGAAACTATTAATCCGTTTCCGGTTTTAGTAAAGTCAACTCCGGTTCCTGTATCAGCCGTTTTACTCATTTCATAATAAGTAACCCCACCTATAACACCTTGACTTGTTCCACCGTTAAGGTAATAAGAAACCGAAGAGCCACCGCCACCACTTGTAGGGAAATCCGCTAAAGTTCCGTCTCCTCTTATATATTGAGAAGCAACACCTGCTGCGGTTACTGCTAAAGTTCCACTTGTAGTAATTGGAGAAGATGCCACATTAAAAGCACTTGGCATTGTTAAACCAACCGAGGTAACTGTTCCACCTGTCAAATCGCTAGTTAAAGCAACTGTTCCTGAAGCGTTAGGGAATGTATATGTATTATTAGTTGTAGCATCTGCAAAAGCAAAAGTCTTTTTGCCATCGTCAGCTAATCTTAAAGCCAATCCATTTACTGCGCCTACAATATTTGTATAGCCTAAACTAGCTCCAAAGTTAGCCGTTTCAAGTATTCCTATTCCTTGATTAAATCTTTGAGACCAAGTAGTAAATAAGTTAGCACCCGAAAATACATTTGAGTTAGTAAACGTTTTTACACCTGAAATAGTTTGAGTAGTCGTTAAAGTTACATACCCCGTTAAATCAGGGAAAGTAACTAAAGCACCGTTTCCCGCTACATATTGCGAAGAGATACCGGCAAATCCTATATTGATTGTTCCACTTGTAGTTATTGGTGAGCCTGTAATTGTTAAAGCGTCCCCACTTTCAGTAACCGCAATACTTGTAACAGTACCCGAAGCACCACTTGCTCTTTGCCAAATACTCCCTGAATAAATAACTTGGTCGCCAACTACAAAAGCAATCGGACCAGCTCCGAAGTCAGTCGTTCCGGCAACGTTACATAAATAAACATCTCCTTGGTTAAATGCTCCGCCATTCGTTAACGTTGGAGTATTAGTATTTGCGTTCCAAGTACCTTGATATTCCATTACTGAATTAGGTAATTGAGATACTAATATTTTACCGTTTACGTCTAATTGTGGAATACCATTTGAAGCGTTAATAGGCAAAGAGTCTAATACGCCGGTTGTCCCTGTGATTACACCGTTTAAACTTCTAACTTTTGCACCCGAACTTATGACTATTTGATTGCTCATTTATCTAATTTTTTCTATTGAAATAATGCCCTTACATATTCGCCACTTCCTAACGCTCTACTAAATGTTAAAATACCCGTTCCTGAAACCCACTTAACCTCTTCATTTACCGGAGTGCCTGAACTAATTATATCTTGAACGTCAACCCCACCACGAGAAACATAAAGACAAGTCTTGCCTATCATATCCGCAAAAGTTACTGTTGTCTCTGCTCCGGCCGCCGTGTATCCTCTTGTATAAACTGCGCCACCTGCTATGATAACCGTACCGCCTGGATCGACCGAAGTTCCTGTTGTAGTGTATGCGCCTGTTCCTTGTAAAGCAACCGCATAAGTAGCTATGTCTTTAAATGGCCCATTCATTTGGAAACTTGCTAAGTTGCAAGTTCCACTAATTACCACTAAGCCGTCTGCTCCATTATCAATAACAAACTTTATACTTATTGGAGTTCTTTCTTGCTGAATAGTTAAGAAATTTAAATAGCCGTAACCATTTAAAGTAACTATGCCATCGCAACTAATTGTCCAGGTTGCTATATCTATTTTATATTCTCTATAATAAGCCGAGCTTTGACTCGTTACCTCTTTTTGGTCTGCTTGTACGTTAAAAGTACAGTTAGTAGAACACGCAAAAGGTATATCACGGCCATCGGGATATGCTTCCGAAGGAGCTTCGTGATAGTAAAGCATTATATTTTTTCCTTTTATTAAGTCTGCCATAATTACAAATTTAACTATAAATTTCTAGTATCTGCCCTTCCGAACTAATCTTATAAACGTGCGTCTCCGTATCCATATCAAACTTATACCACAAGAACGAACCGTTAAACGGAGTTGAAAGTGTTGCATTATCAAAGAATAAATAACCCACCGGTGGATTTGTTTCGTCCATACCCG